TCCATTTTTCAACACTCCCCCTAAGTTAGTAAAGTTAATAACTCCTGTTGAACTCTCTTTACGTTTTATCCTTCTGATACGGATATCGTCTAGTATCTTTCCGATCTCTTTACGCTGTTCGGGAGTAGGCGCAGGTTTATAGGTCTTATGTCGTACTTCACGTAACCAATTATCTACAGCACTAGAAACCATATCCTCTAGATGCGCCTGTGATGTCTCGTCATCTGTAAGCACCAAAAACTTGTGCTTCTTACCAGATACAGGATCGTTTACCTGGAAGACATGGCGCTCTATAGCCCCACCCGTTTCAGCGTTTCTCCCTCCCGGGCTGACGGAGTGCGCCGTCACGCCCGGTGGAGTCCAAAGATCAGTAGCCATTACGGAGCTATCGTCAAGTCAATTAATGCGTAGTCGGTAGCAACTGAAGCTATTAGCATCTGGTGTCCAATTACTGCTTCGTTTTCACCTGAACCATCTCTATCTAAGTCTTCAAAGCCACCTGCGGTTGATGCACCACCAACCCTCACAGGCTCTCCTACCACACCTGCTGCGTTACAAAGAACTGCGGCAGGTCCCCATGTTTGTAACCAACCATAGTAATCAGTAGTCAAAGCTCTAGGAGCTACTCCTACTACTATGTTAGAAACAGATGTAGGGGAAATGATAACATTGCTATACGGATTGACTGCTAAGCCAACTATTGTATCCCCATTAGTGATAGCAGTCACAGTACCATCTTCTTCATCAAGAGTAATGACGCAAGTGCCACCAGAATCCCCTGCTGCATTAGATTTAATCTTGTAGACTGAACCTTGCCCCGTACCGTCATTAATATAGAGATAACCATCTTTATATTGGTTTTTAGTAGCGGCTGTTCCTCCAAGAGTTACTGTTAATGATGTAACTCCTGATGCTGCTGTAGCTATAGCTAAGTCCATATCATGGTTAGCCACACCAGCAGGAGCCTGTACTATCGCACCTGCTGCAATATCGGCAGCACCTACTTCACAATACCTAAATACCCTTCCGTCATCAAAAGTCATTCTAGTACCTAGTTTGTGCCTTTTCCCAGATGTCTGAACTTTTTCCCATCCATATTTACCCATTACTGTATTCGGAAACGACATACCAACCTCCTTACAGGTTCTAAGTCCTGCGATAGACCGATATTTAGTTCGTCTAGAGAGACCTCGGCCTATCGTTACAGACTCTCTAGAGCCTCAAGCTATAATTTAGTTAGGATGCCTATTAATTACATGCATCCTTAAACCATTAGGACTCTTTCCTAAATAATCACATTCGTCACAAGGAAAGTTGCCTTTTATAGGTGTTTCTTCTTTCTTCTCAGCGGTATCTTCAGGCACTGAGGCTGAAGCCCTAGACTCAGCACCTGAAGACCGCCTCTCAATACACCATCTACATTCGCAGGTCTCACTGGGAGGCCTAGTAAATAAACCTATCCTAGCCTTACGCAACACATAATCTGGGTTTCCAGGTACGTTCTCTATAGTGCTTCCTATAGCCCCACTCACAGCACCATCAGTATTGAACGCTTCCTTATGCCTATATAGAGTCGTCTTAGGTTGCCAATCATCTATGTACTTCAATGAGTAGCCAAGAGCGACTAATTCTTTTTTCTGTTCGTTGCGCTCAGTTATACCTACCATAACCTACTCCTAGTTATTAGTTGCTAGAGCTGCTGCGTCAAATATAAGGCCAGCTCCTCGACTGTCATCAAGCTCAAACACCCCGTAGTCAGCAGTCATTACAACTTCTGTTGCTCTAAGGGAAGCGTCTCGCTGTCGTTCAGTCCTGGTCTCTACACTATTAAGAGCTGCCATAGCAGTTTTATCAGCAATCACGCCTGTGGCATCATCGCTGCTATCTACCGTAAGGTTACCGTCTTCAAATATAGCTACATTGTTCATTGGACGTAAGCCACTCCAGAAGTTGCCCAGTAAGTCCTGAGACCATCCTTCTGGTATAGGAGAAGAACCAGACGATGCTGCTGTAGCTGCTTCTTTAGAAAGATACGCTACTGAGTTAGGATGGTGCAGGATGTATACCTGACTACCAAACTTATTAGCCTTGGCATAGGCTATAGCACCCTGTACGTTAGATGCCTTCATAAATTTAGTTGCCGCACCAACTGTAGTTCCACCATTAAGGCTGGAATAAAGAGCATGTACATCTGTGTCTTTCTTCCTTGCCATACCGTCACCAAGCTGTCTTCCTATGATAGAGAAAACATTCTCAGAACTTTGCCTGACGAGTTTGTCAGTAAGAATAACTTTAGCGCCAACCTCACTTGCTGTGAGATCCACACTAGTCATACCAATGTCTTCCTCGTCTATGATATCCTGACCGTCAGTTAAGTCAGACATTTCCATCTGTCCAACCTTGGGAACAGTTACCTGTTTGGCTCCCTTCTCAAGAGTGAACTGCTCTATTAAGGCTAGAGCAGGAGCATTATGCTCCTCCGTATATCTCGCCGCCGCAATAATGATCTTCTGTGCATTCTCCAAATTACCTGTCGTCGCTGTCTGCGCCATGATTATTCCTCCTGGCTATTATGCTAGACCCGCTGCTTTTTTTGCCGCCGCTTGTGCGCTCGGCGATCTGTCACCCTCATTGTACCTTTGCAGCCAGCCTCCCTCGTCCGCAGCCACTTCAGGACTGCCCTGACTGTTGTCTAGTGCCTGTGCAGGAACCCTTGCTTGCTTAAGTGCTGCAAGCTCTGCATCCCTCTTGCGGTTCGCTGACATAACTTGGGCTGCGCGTTCCATCGTCTGTGGATCTTCGTACATTCTTAGCGTAGCCAAATCACCTATATTAAGAGAATACTTCGCAGCGAACTTTTCAGCCGCCGCCTGTTTACCTTGAATATGTTTACCATATCGTTCAGCTTGTTGAATCAAAGTCTGAGTTTCTTGCTGATGCTGTTGCTGGCTTTGCATATAAGAATTAGCAGCCTGTTCTGCGTGTTCTGGAAGATACCCCTGACCCTCTAGCTGCTGTTTATATATCTGTACTTGATTCTGTACCTCTTGTTGTTTTCGAGCTTGTTCATACTGAAAGGACTCCTGTTCCAATCTTCTTATCTGTTCTGGGCTATACTGTGGGACTGGCGCAGGTTCAGAAGGAGAGGTAACAGGAGGAGCTGTAGTAGGAGGCGGTAATTGCATCTCCTCAAAAGACCCAGAAGTCTCTTCAGAAATAGATTCAGTCGGTACTTCAGAAGTTCCAACAGTAGCTTGTTCTTCAACTGGACTATCTACCGTTGCTTCAGGAGTATCAGTAGTCTCCACGCTATCAGTAGGTTCTGCCACCTCTGTCGTAGCCGAAGTAGGCTCTGGTAAAGGTGCCTGTTGTTCTATACTTTCTGTAACCATATACCTTTTCCCCCTCTACTTTTAGAGATATTCTTTTCAAGATACATACAAATTATAGTGATTGTCAAGAAACTAGATACAACATCGTGTATTTTATTCATCTATATATCTTTCTTTTACTAGGGTCTTCATCAGTAATAAGTACAGAAGTATACCCGTACTTGTACAATATATTGTCTAGTCTATACTCACCATTAGTGATGTCTGCTTTACGCATTTGTTTTCTAAAAGGCCCAACTTGATTGATTACTTTAACACGCAAAATATCGTTTTCATTAAGAAACACTTTGGCTTTAGATTCATTTGTCCTTTGTAAAGCTCTATACTCAGCTAACTCATTCTCAACTTCTTTTTCTCGTGCGAGAAATTTATCCACTTCCCAATACCCTGTAGCAGCTATATAATCCATAGCTTCTCTATAAGCTCTTTCAACTTCAGGTAGTTTAGATCTAGATACTAATCTTAGGTCGTCAATAAATGTTTGTCCATAAGTATCTACCAAATAAGCCATTCTACGTTCTCGTTCATCGAAATTAAACTCGTTCCATTCTTCTAAAGGAATATACTCACTTTCATCTATTCCCATTATTTCGATTACTGTATCTTTATCGTCTTCATATAAAAGCTGGTCATGTATTCGTTTAGCTTTTTGAAAAGGACCAGTTGGATCTTTCTTTTTACCAAAAACTTTTTGTAATTCAGACTCTTTATAAAGCCTTTCGCTTTCTACAAAATAGTCATGAAGAATAGTTTTACGCTGTTCTCGATAATATTTTAAGGGCTGTGAAGGATTTTTAGTATGAGATCTTTGTGCTGCTTTAACCAATAGCCCTTCAGGCCCAAAAACTTTTTCTCGTAAAGCATCTCTATCATCTAGGTGTTTAGCTTTTTTAGGGTCATATTCACTAGTAGCTTCTCTAACTTTTGCATATATCGCTTCATATTCAGGATTATTCTCGATATCATATTCAGTACGTGGATCTAGTTGCCAAACTTCTAGATCCTTAACATCCATCTGAAGATCCTCTTCACTCCACCCAGGACCTTCGTATCCTCGTTTTGTAGCAATATCTCCAGCAGTACCTACAATGCCTGCTTGTTCCAATAAGTCAGATCCTAGTTCTCGTTGCATTTCAAAAGCGGTAGCTGGTAAGTGTCTTAATCCTGCGAACTCTGTCATACCCCCTACCGCAGCTTTAGGAAGTCCATGACCAGAACCTAGAAGTTCTATAAACTGCTGTACTGGAATAGGAGCAGTTCGTCTTAATAATGCTTCAGTAAGCTTGCTAGGGTCTGTAACAACAGAACCGAATGTGAAATCTCTTCCAAGAAAATCTTCGTTGTCCATGAAATCAAGGACAGTACCTGTAGTAATAGGAGATTTACTACGAGCAAACATTACTAAAGGATTACGAAGAATTTGATTCATAGGATCTTCATCTTCTAATATTTCATCCCATCTATTACGCGACTTTTCAGTCATGGGTAACGTATTTGCTATTGCAGATATGGCTGCTCTATACCCTCCTGCTAGACCAAAATACTGGTTGCCTACTTTTATAGACATAAACTGTCTTCTATTTTCAGGATTTAATATATTTCCTATTTCTTCCCAAGCTTCTTCTTGAGTTTTCCCTTCAGCAGTAGCTTTTGCTCCTACAATACCTGCTGTAATAAGCGCACCTCCTCCTAGTAGTTGCGCCATTATAGCTCTAGCCTCATTTGCTGCGTATCCTTTACCCACTAGATGCCCAAATGAACCGAAGACTGCTCTAGTATATCTAGGTGCAAAAAACAGGAACGCGTTTTCTACCTGACGTTGAGTAGCAGAAAGCCCTAAACTCTTCGTAGAAGTTCCACCCATCATAGTATCTACTATTCTAGCGGCTCTAGATAATTCATGATCTAGTTTTGTTTGTGACATTCCAGTACGAACAGCATGTCGTCTTATCATGTTATCCATAGAAGAAAACATCTTCACTCGTCCAACCCCCATAAACGCATGAAAACCAGCTCCAAATCGTGCCGCAGTAGGACCAATAACACGAGCTTTCCTAACAAATCCAAGAGCTTGGAAAAACTCTGATATATCAGATATGTCTCCTCCATAACGAGCAAAGTTATCTATCTCACTACCTAGCTTAGAATGTACCCATTGCTTATAAAACTGCTCTGGATTGCGACTTACAAGTGTTCTTAAAGATACTTGCACAGCTTCCACCCATGCTGTTGGTCTATAGAAAAGAAGGGGCAGTCCCTGTATAAAAAACTGTCCTGTATCGAAAGATCCAGCTACAATTAGTTTAGGTATAGATGCCGCAGCTTCAGCTTTACTAAGCGCACCGCCACGTTTAGCTAATCCTAAAACTTGACTTAACTGTTTTTGAGCCGCATCGCTAAGTTGTAAATCATCCCATCCTCTTGCAGACTGCCAATCAGGGATCTTACGAGTTCCTTGTATTGCTTTACTTAGTTTACTGCCTACTAACGGCGCTTCAACCATAGGACCAATACCCGTAATCGTACCTTTTCTAAGCCTCTGCTCAAATAACTTATCCCTAGTGATTTTATTCAATGAGTGCGCATACCTAGCTAGAACCTGCATAGGGTCTGCTACATAGTTAACGCCTTTATCAATCCCTTCTTGCATAGTCTGTATATGACGAGCTAACTGTGGAGACTCAGGACTGCCAAGTTTCTTAAACGATATATGGGTGTCGTCAATAAGATTGTTCGTAGTAAATCTAGGCCAATAATTCGCTATATATGTTAGTTTTTCTTCAGAGACACGTTCATAATTAGCCGCCAAATCATCAATATAACTTTTGGCTTTAGTGATCCACATATACTGGTCTTCGTTAATATCTTTAGTTTTTAAATACTTGCTGGCATTTTCGGCAACATCTCCAAACGCCTTTTTCCCACCTGTTTTAGTTAGTTGTAGATGTCCTGTAGCATCAATATTAAAATCAACCTTTCTAAACTCTTCTCCAAGACTAAGAATCTTTGCACTTATTCGAGCCTCTTGATTCTGTTGCAATAGTCGATATAAGATCCCTTCTTTAAGTGCCTCCATACCAGATCTAGCTGCAAGAGCTGCTGGAGTAAATATACGACCTACTGCTGCCCCCATAGGAATACTAGATAACCATTCTCCAGCTTTTCTAAGAAGATTAGGATTAAAGTTAGCTGCTGCTCTTTCTACAATCCACTGATCTGTAAAATAATCTGCACTAGATGCTTCTACTAAGTCGTGTATCTCTTCAGAAGTTTTTCTTGTTGCTTTTGCTAATGAGTTTTCTAGCACAGTAAGTTCTTTTCTAGATAATGTCCTAGATTTCCTAGCTCCCTTTGCGCCCTTTTTACGAGGGATCTCTTCTTGCCTACCTTTGAGTTTCACAAACATTGCTTTAACAGATTCGCTTTTATCTACACTAGCCATACCAGAAATTATTTCCTCTATTTCATCCCTGGCTGCATCGGATGTCTTAAACCCTTTAGGACGAATCCCAGTATCAGTTATTCTAGTGACTTCTTTAATAGAAACACCCGTATGGGTTGATATGTATTTTTTATATTTATTTATTTCTTCTTTAGGAACCGTTTTTTCAGCGAGCTGACCTCCTCTTTGTGTTACTTTACGCCTAATCTTTTCAAGCTTTGCGTCAGTAACTTCTCCTTTAAGACCGTGAGTTTTATGTACATTTGCAATAAGATTGTCTAGGTTCTTTCCAGCGAACAATGCTTTTGTTGTCTTTAGTCCCGCCCCTATAACACTACTACCAGGAAATGCTATAGCCGCAGGATCAGTCCCAATATTAAGTAGTAAGCTTTTTGCCAAGGGGATTTCGCCAGCTTCTTCAGCCTGCTGATAAGCTGCGGCTAAAGCAGATACCTGATCCATACCTCTAGCTCTATGTATATCAAACCTTTTCTGTACTTCAGGATCTCTTAATCCCGGTACTTCTGTTGTCAGAAATCCTCGTATAGGAGCAGTGGTTTCTTGTATTGCCTCAAGAGCCTGCCCAATAGGCCGAAGTACAGCGCCCCCATATTTAATAGCTTCTCTCCACCCAGCTATATCTTCGCCTTCAGCCTCTTCAGCTCGTATCTCTTCTCTAGTCTCTTTAAGTCTACCTATAACTCTAGGCCCCCCTATCCAAGGGAAGAATTCTTGTGCGGCAGCCCCAATACGCTGCCCCCTACCCTTCCAAACGTCTGGATCTAAATATGCAGGAGCCTCTGCAACAGTTTCTTGAGTTAACGGTGTTGGGCCAATAGGGCGTAGTTGAGTAGTAGATGCTTGTTCCGTAGGGGTTTTTTTCTGCTGCAAAATATCCAGCATAGCCTTATGAGCTTCTGAAGACATATTGCCTTGATCGTCAAAGGGGTCAGGATCAGTTATACCCCGTGCTTCTAACTCTTTACCATACTGAGAACGAAACCATCTCCAGTCTTCAGAAAACGGAGATCTCCTGCGTCTGACTTCAGGATATTCTCGCTCGTATCCAACATCCATAGTCATGCGAAGTAACGCCTCACACCAGGATTAAATCTAGTTGTACCAGATCCAGGTCGAAGTCTAGGACTTAGTCGAGTATACCTTTCCGTCCACGGATAGGCATCAAGAAAATCAGTGAACTGCATGGCAGGTCTTTCTTGATCTCTCATTTGTCGTCCCAATTCTCCCATATATTGGTTCTGTATGTTTCCATACTGTCCTGCCCAATACTGACGTTGAGCAGGACTCATATCACCAGTAAAAGGAGCTGCGCTATAATACGCAGCTTCAGGGACATCTTCTAAGAAACTCTCAAACCCCCCAATTCCTGCAAGTCCTTGTGCCATGTTACTCTCCTATTATAAAGTATTAACCAAATGGAAGACTACGTGCGTTATTCATAAACCATTTAAAGGCATCCGTAACAGCACCAATATTTGGCACACCAAAAGTCCCAGTAGTAGATGTTCTTGGTCTAGGCACAATAGCTGGTACATTAGGGTCATAACCTTGCCAAGGATTTACTGCCCCTGTTGGTTGTTCATATGTAGGCCTTTTACCTAGCGCTAGGTCTATTCTATATTTTTCATTCGCGTCTGCGAGAGCCTTATTATATATTTCTTGTTCCTTATATGCCGCTATTCCCGGTGTTATTCTGTCTGCACGTGCTTCTATATTAGCCTGTTGCCATGCTGATCTACCATAAGGGCCTGATATGTCGAACTCACCAGTATATCCCGATCTACCGATTGGGACACTAGAAATGCCTCGGGTGTCGAGATAAGATGTATCCCCAAGAGGGAGTAGGGGGTCAGTAAAAGGAATATACCGATCTGGAAGTGGCCTAGACACAAATGCTTGGTTTATACCTACATCTTGTACTATTCCGCTACGCAGACGATTAAGGCGCTCCTGCTCTTGGTTTGGAGTTAGTCCACCTGATCCCATAGGTAGTTCGACCTCATATTGTGCATAAGGATCTCTACCAGCCGCTCTTATTCCTGCGTTAATCACTGCTTGATCGTAGGCGCTTTTATCCCGACCAGTTAAAACAATAATCGGATCTTGTGCAGGATGTCCAAAAGAAGTCTCGGCTGGAACAAATTCTTTAAACGCCTCTTGTATCTTTTGTTGTTCTGCGAGATTGAGTTTCTCCTGATCTGTAAGTGCCTGACCAGTTAACGGGGGGGGTGTATGCTCCTCAACCAACTGTTGCCAAGCCTCATAAGGGTGGGCTGGTGTTACTGTTTCTACTGGTTGATCACCGCCCGCACTAATAGCCGGACGTATGCCTAATTCTCGCTGTGCCGCTAATATCTCATCACTATCTAGTTCATACCGTTTTCTCGTTATAGCATTGTACCCATAACGTGGAGTAGATGTACTAGATAAAAACGTTTCTGAAGAATCTGAACTATCGCCTATAATTTTCTTAACATTAGTAGAACCAATATTAATTCCTACATTACTTACTGACTTAGCAATCTTTTTAGCTTCATCTTCGTCTTCTCCACCTGGTGGTGCAATCCACGATTCTCTTGAAGAATAATTTTCTAGATAGCCAGGAGCATCAGGTGTTAGCTGGCTAACTACCCAACGTAGGAACTGTGGACTTGAGTACTCAGGATCATCAGGAAAATCGTTTTGTAAATTACTCCATGCAGCCAACAAAGAATTAAAACGCTGGTTATTTATACGTCCGAATAGTCCTGTAGTAGCGCCACCCATCGCCGCTCTAGCTGCCCACTTTTGTTCGTCCGATAAAGTTCTTGTAAACCCCGTGCCATCTGCTGTAGGAGTACCGAACAATGGAATCGCTCTAGCCTGATCAATAAACTCTATCGCCTGTTGTTCACTAAGAGTAGGCAAAAGACTAGACTGTCTAATTACTTCCTCCCAATATGCAGGGAGTTTATCTCCAGTAGGTCTCTGTATACCCTGGCTAGTTAACCAGTCATCAAATTGAGTTACCTGGCCTACTGGTTGAGCAGCACTTTCAAGGAGCCACCTAGTAAATTGGCTTTGAAATCCTGATTCTAATCCTCGCTGTGCCGCTCGCATCGCAGCAGTACCAAATGCAGGACGTCCTGTTTCTGGATCTATCCCACCAAGTAGTTGTGATGTTTGATACATGTATTCTCTAGGGGCACTACGTGGTGGCTCTGCATCCTCGCCCATAATATCTACATAACTAGTTTGTAGAATATCTGCTTTAGTATCGTCGGCTTGAGTTACAGTATCAGGAGAAGTAGGCGCTGTACCAACTAGTTCTTGTACAGCCGAGGTACTTTCAGCATCAGGAGCAAAACGATAATCAGGCATAACCCCAGGAACTCGTAGGCTTTTTCTTAGTGCGTCAAGTTGAGCTACAGTTCCACCACCCATCCTTATCTGACGCATACCTTCAGAAGCAAGATCCAACGCCTTCTGATAATTAACATAAGAACCAGTTTGATCTCCTTCTTGTTTAAGTCTAGCTGCTATAGCTATACGGTTATTTACTTGATTTACAAAGTCTTGTTCAGTAGCTGCTGCTCCAAGCCTGGTTAATTCTGCTGTTTCTGGATGTCTTCGTAAAATCCGTTCGAGATATATACTTGCATTAGACACATTCACGACATCGGTATCGTCAATCAACTCAAAATGAATCTTTGCCCCGTCGTAATCCCCATCTTCATATAGCTTAACTGCTTCATTATAATGTTGTTGAGAAGTAAGTTTTACCCCTAGTATATGTGGCATTTAAGTTATTCTCCTTACCCTGGAAACCTAGGTGATTCTACACCTGGACTACCTATCATTTGAGGGGTAGGGAACTGACCCATCCCTGTCGCTTCTACGCCTGGCCCACCAACTCTAGCTCTAGAACGACCACCAGTATAAACCATAGGAGAGAAGGGTTTAGGTCGGCTTTTTTGATCTTCCCACTTACTTATATACCCTTCCTTGGGTTTTTTTTGAGTCTTTACTGGCTCTTTATCTACTTCTTTTGCAAAGTTTGTTAACCCTCTCAAAGCTCTCTTCCCCAGTTCTCCTTGTCCCTTTAAGCCTTCACGCGCTGCTATAAGAGCTAGTTCATCCTCGTCATCTTTAACAAGATGGAATATATTACGTGAAACTTCTTTAGGTATACCAACAAGTTCTTCTTCGTATAGTTGTCTCCATTCTTGATGTGTTATATCACTATGCTTCCAATCAGAAGCGATACGAATAACTCCCCATAGCTCGTCAACATCAGCAGGTCTACTAGAAGTTCCATGCTGCATAAACTGAAAGAATGTCGGCACAGATTCTGTCCCTATACCAGGATCATCTATATAAGTTAAGAAGTAACTACCCTTTGCATGTAAATACCCTGGTCTAGCTCTATTTACTATAGCCTCTACATCTCTTCCTTCTGGGATATTAGCTCTAATCTGAGATTCAAACATAGCCTGGTATGGATTAGAATAGCCACCAAAAATACTCTCACCTTCTCCAATATGTCCACCATATGGAGTAACGTCCCACTCTTCAGCCTGTACTTCAGCTAATTTTCTAGGAGTATCTTCTCCAGTTATTACACTATCTTTTACTGGGATATTCAAAAGATTTTGTATCCTAGGATTATTAACGCCTTGTAATAAAGGCGGTGTAGCGCCTCGCATAGATGGAGTAGGGGCTGCTAATGTTGCAATGGGAGGAGGTACTGGAGTTACTTTACCAGTTCTAATGTCCTCTGCTGTTTTCAGCAATCCTGGGTCTACCTCTCCTGGAGCTGGCCCCATCATTCCTTGCACAAAAGAAGGAACACTACCAGTGAAAAAGTCCTGCATCATAGAGCCAAAGGCGCTCAATAGTCCCTGTTCTTCTTGTGTTGAAGCCATATCTAACCTCCTGGTCCTACAAGACCTATTCTACGAAGTCGTTCTCCTTCTCCTTGCGCTCCTGGTCTAGGCTGCCCTGGTGGTACTACTGGCCCACCTTGCGGAGTCGGTACTGGAGGCGGTACGCCCGCTGCCGCTGGAGGCATTACCTCTGGCGATGGCATAGGCGGCGCTTCTGGTGGGGGAGGACCCGGCGGTGCTACCCCGGCAGGCACTCCACCAGGCCCCGGAGAGGGAGATCCCGGAGGCATACCAGGTCCACCCCCGCCGAAAGTATCTGACATTTGTTTCGCTTTAGCAAATAGCATTGCAACTAATTCTCCGAAATACATCTGAGCCAGATCTTCTCTACCCTGCTTCATCGCTGCTTGATAGAGAGACCACATACCCGCTTCTGGTAAAGTTCGTTCTGCTATCTGCTCTTTTACCGCATCGTCAACCTGGTCTGCATCTTGTATTCCTAGTATGTTGTCTCTGATCCAAAGGTCTGGCAGCAGTGGAGTCTGTCCTTCTCTTGCTATCTGTGCCATCCCGTATCTGGACATATCGTCTTCTGGTAGTCTTGGTGATATTTTAATCTCAGGATCTCCTCCAGCTTCTATTCTTTCTGGAGTAATCTCTTCTGAGAAGTACATCCTATTGTTATCTTCACCAGATAGTTCGACGGCTTTGAAACTACCAGTCTGATACTGGTCACAAAGCAGGTTGGCTATCTGAGTATAAGCCCTTTCCATAGCCTGAACCCTAGGAATCAAAACCGTCTCCACACCCTGACGTAACGTGTTAATTGCATACCCAGATAACTGGAATGGTAGTTCCCCGTATACTGAGTGAGGGACGCTACCTCTCTGCAACTCTCCTGACACTAGTCCCATGAAAGCACCCGACTCTTTTGCCATCTCCAAGAGTCCAAGGGGCTTTACATCCTCTCCCTGACCTAGCGATATCTCGGTTCCTTCTTGATATGGATCTTCATCTAATGTTTTTGTACCGTCTCTACTAACTACCTTTAATCCCTGCTTCCTAGACCGTGCTGTCAGTTCCAACATTACTGACATCATGAAGTTATGGTTCTCATAGAGACTTCTAGTAGACTTAAATACGGACTCTCCGAAATCTTCTAGTGTGTCTTCAATAGAAGATAGCTCCAGTGACTGGACTAACGGAGTAGATCCTACTGGCCCTATGAATACAGGAACAGTTTCTCCACCGTGTGGGGTACGCTTTTTAACAAATCTTCCAGGTACTACTACGGTATTATACTCAGTGTCATAGTAATCATAGACTGCAATACCATCGTCGTCCGCTCTAGCATCACCAAGACGAATTCCATACTGAGCTTCTATCTCTCCTCTGGTCTTTTTGATCTTGTAACAAGCCCAGGCCAGACCATCTGATCCAACTCCCCAGTAGGTATGTATCGGGTCCCACGGAGTTACATCAATAGTAGTGGTATCGTCTTTTTGTTTGGAGAGCATAGCCCTACCTGCATACCACCCTCTGAGAGCTATGTACCAAGATAGCTGATCTTTAATAGACGGCACTAACCTTGATGTCAGACGTTCATCAGCAGAGCGTAAGGCTCCAATAATAAATCGTTCTTTATCATTGTTCACCTCACGGCTATTACGTGGGTTACCATTTGGTGGAATTCTTACAACTACGTCAGCTCCGGTCATCCACGAAATTATCTTATCTGCGTAGGTCTGGGGTTCATTGGATGTGTACGATTTATACCCGTCCCCAGCATCGTAAGAGTCCAGCTTGTATAGCTGGTGATCTGCGTCCATCCTATTACGTAAGGGATGGGTAGCGTCATAGTGAGCCTCTACCTTCTCTATAATATCGTCTGGTTTTAATCTTGGCATAATTATTTAGCCCACCGTTTCACTTTTATAAACTCTTGTCCGTTAATATAACCGTATCCAAACCTGCTTACCAGTCCGTATACCAGTGCTTTAATAGCATGGTTGTGTTTATCTTCTGGAGTCTCACCAACAATATTACCATCTCTATCGGTCTTCCATTTATAAGCTCTCGACTGACCATCAAACGGAGATGGCATCGCACCAAACTCAGATAAGGTTCCCCTGCATCTAGGAGCTATCAAAAGTTTTGGTATGTTAGTAATCGGATCTGGTTTTAGAAACCCTTTTAATCTTTCCGTACCTTCGTTGATTCTAATCTTCTGAGCGTCCAGATATATCCCAGTCTTATCCATCCACATCTCCGCAGGTGCTGACATTGCCTGGTGTTGATAACCAGCAATGTCTATAGTGCCTGAGTGGACATCTTTCCACCAAGGCTTATTCTGCACAATATCAATCATAGATTCTGTAGTAAGTCCCTGCTCATAGACTTCATCAAAGATATATATCTGATCGTTAATATCCTGAGCTGCAACTACTGCATAGGCTCCTGCATATCCTGGGTCCATCCACAGATATACTGGCTCGTCAGGAACCCACTCGATAGTATCGTCAACATGAACGTCAGTGCGGAACTCTTCAAATACCAATCCCGCTGGTGGGCAAGGTATCCCTTCGATTCGTTCCATAAAGAACTCGTCAGACGAGAGTGCTTTTAGCTTTTGTATCTCTGGGTCGGCCTTACCTTCAGGATATAGATACGAATTAGAGTAGCTAGGTAGTGAAAAAGACTGCTCTTCTCCCGTCTTGCCTTTCCACGAAGAGTACAGTTGTGGATACCAACCTAACGATCCTTCAAATGTACCTGATAAAAACAGCCATCCCCTTTTAGGAGCCACCCTACCACGCAATCTATGGAAGGAATTCATATCCAACTGACTAGCTTCACAACCCAGTATCCCATCTGGGGCTTTCATAGCTAGGGTGCGGGGGTCTTTCGCGGATTTTGTCTCGATCCTAGACCCATCTGTCAGAATAATGCGCCCTGGATCTACACGCTTAGTGACTTCGGAAAGAATCCCTAACGAAGAAAAGTCCGCAACCAGGTAATCAAACTCGGCACGGGTACGTTCATAGTCGGCGGCAACCAGCCAATACAGTCCCGCCCCTTCTGTCTCCAGGAACCGAGACAAAAAGAACTTGGATGCCACCATACTCTTACCAGCCTGCTCACCGCCCGCAACCAGTACGAAGCGTTTCTGGCAATTAAGTATATTCTCTTGCAATGGTGTTGGAGAGAATCCAACTCTAGAAAAGATATACTCTGAAACAGAGTTACTTACTCTCTCCGTCTGTAGTGTTGTCATTGAACTTCCTGTCGAAAAGCTGCTTTGCTTCTAACTCAGCTTCTCGTTCTTCTACCTCAGCAGGAACTTCTCGCGACGTATTTTCTTTCTTGGAATTCTTGACCCACTGCTTCCACTCAGCCATAACTTCCTTGGCAGTGCCATCACTAACAACCGTGTTTGGTCGGTACTTCTCAGGCCAGTGGGCATTAAGTAACGTAATCAACAGTACAGGATTGTCTCCTGGCTTCTGAGCCTTAACCCTATCGATAGCCATGTCCTGAAGATGCTCTCTAAAATCTTCCCGTACCGCATTGAACCTAACCCTAAAGTCGTCCTTGTCTTCCTGCATCCAGTTGTTGTAAGCATGCCTGGTAACTCCAGCATTCTCAGCCGAAACATTGATCGATCCAGTAACAGAATAGCTGGCTAGGAAAGTTTCCTGCCTAGTCACCTTATCATCCCCAGCAACGATCTGGGCTTTAGAGTTCTTTTTACTGTACGGCATAACCATCGACCTTCTTTCGACCTACCGCAAATCTCTTTGCTATCTGACCAATACGCTGCCGACTAACCCCAAACCTGAACGCAAGCTCCTCATATGTACTGTCAGGTTCTGCTACAATCGCTCGCCCAATACCCAGAGTGCGGGCAGAAATCTTACCGATACGACCTAGATTAGCTGAATTCTCAACCGTAGTGTATGGCATTTGTAGCTGACTGTACCGCAAAACCCCAAAGTTGTCAATTTATGTACCGCGTTTTTTCATAATAAAAAAATATTTCTGCCCCCTTAAGACTCTTAAGAGAAGAGTAAGACGTTCTTAAGCTAAGAGTAAGGGGGGCCCCCTAAGAGGGGTCCCCCTTACTCTCTTAGCACTTAAAGACGCTAAGACGTTCTTGTTAGTTAGAGAGCCTTCGACCCTACCTACCTTCGGGGTAGTCTCTCAGTCTCTAAATCCAGACGTACTTACGCTCTTAGTGGGGGTGCGTCTTACTACGTCCCTTTAACGTAAAATTTTCGTCACGGGTATCTATTGGTAACTATAAGAGACGCCAAGCCATACCCCCCCCCACGTGTGTTTAAGGAACAGAAACCTTTGTACTGCACAAACTGCGCTCAT